ATTTGTGCTACTCATGGAAGCTTTTTCCAGCGAGCAGCGGATCATTGGAGTGGGCACGGTTGCAATCAATGTGCCATGCAACAACGACATCAACAATTATCTTTAACTACTGAACAATTTATTAACAAATGTAAAATAATACATGGAGATAAATACAATTATCATTTAGTTAATTATTTAAAACAAGACGAAATGGTGGAAATAGTTTGTCCGTATCATGGTAATTTCTGGCAACGAGCAGTTTATCATCTACAGGGTTGTGATTGCCCTAAGTGTGCGTTAAATGGCATTTCTGAAGGAGAAACTATCTGGTTAAACGGTTTAGATATTAAGGAGCGTCAAGTTACTTTAGTGATTGACAATAAAAAAATTAAAGTAGATGGTTACGATAGAGATAATAATACAATTTATGAATATTATGGAAATTATTGGCATGGTAATCCTCAAGTTTTTGAGCCAGAAGATATGAATAAATCAGTCGGATTAACTTTTGGGGAATTATATCAAAAAACATTAGATCGGGAACGATTAATAAAAAAGGCGGGATTTAATTTAATAATAAAATGGGAAACGGATATATAGATAATTAGGAGAAATTATGCCCAAATATGATAGCCCATTAGGTTCTAAAAATATTAATGCCCCCTCGTTAAGAGAGTTTGATGTGTCGGATGAGAGTGAGATGCAGCCCATTATGAGGAACCAAGGGCCTGGATTACATGGATCTCAGCCGCCAATTAATTTAAATGCGGCTTATGAATTTCAACAGAAATTAAATCGTCAGCCAACCTCTTTTCAAGATGACATGCAATTAGAGAGAGAGATTAAAGAGGCCAAAGTAGCGAAAATAACTGGCAAAGAACGATTAAATGAAGGGGCCAGACGTCGAATTGAGATGTTAGTCGGCATGACACGCTCTACTCGGGAAGTAGATTTAGAGGGCAATAAATTCTTATTGCAAACTTTACGATCTCGGGAGATGAGAGAAGCAATTATGGCGGCTTCTGAATATGACAATACGGTACAATCACCTTTTGAGGTGAGACGGCAGTTATTGGCTCGTTCTTTGGTGCAAGTTGCTGGAATTGAGGTGGGACAATTTTTAGGAACGGATGCCTTGGAAGCGAGGTTAGCCTTAGTAGATGATTTAGATGAAGCTCCATTAAATAGATTATATTCAGAATATTTATCTTTAGTTCAAGATTCTCGAGAAAAGTTTGCTATCAAGACTCCGGAAGAAGCTAAGGAAGTGGTAGAAGACTTAAAAAAATAATAAATGAACCGGAACATAGATTTCATTGGTATTTATGTAAGTTATACCAAACTGAGGTCGATGATCCTAAAATTTTAAATATGGATCCGGTTCAAAAAATATGGATGTATAATAATTGGATAGCTGATCAAAATGAGCAGGCCGAACTTGCTAAAAATCACGCATATCTAGTAGCATCCTTTTGGAATCCTGAAGCGGTGCAAAAGATCGTGGGTCAAGACAATGTTCATAAATCCACGGATGAAGAATATGAAGAATCTTTACGAATTGTGCAAGACCAAAGCTTTAAATTAATGGAAGAGACTGTGCCCAAACGTAAACGACGCAAACGAGGCACTTTACAATCATAAGGGTAACAGATGGCAGATGATGATATTACAGGCTCCGGTCAAGCGGCTCAAAATACTGCTAATGCATTAGAGGCTTTGGCAAATGGTGCTAATAATTCTGGAGAACGCTTAAATGGATTAGGGGCCATCGCTGCCGGCGCTAAAGACATATTTTCAAATTTTAGCAAAACACTTGAATCATATAATATGTCTTTAAAAGACTCTGGAGCTTTCACTAATCAGCAAAGTGTGGCTTTTGCTGCGCTAGCTACTACCGCTTTAGAGACTAGAAAAGCATTTGACAATTTAACTGGAGTAGATTATAGTAATATTTCTGGTTTTACGGAACAATTTTCTACCTTAAAAAAAATTATTGGTGATTCTCCAGTTTATAATACTACAGAAAAACAAATGTCAGCTATTTCTAAATCTTTAGTTAGTTTAGGGGTGCCGATGGATAAAATCCAAGAAGCCGCTAAAGGAGGTTTAAGTGGTTTAATAGCATATGGTGCTGGTTTTTTACAAAGCGCGGATAATGCCTTAAGATTACAATCTGCGATAATTCAATTAGCTGGTAAAACCGGATCCTTAAATGAAATTTTTAATGTCGCGGGAGAAGATTTAGGAAATGTTAATTCTTTATTAGCTCAGCAAAATAAGATTATTGGAGACAGCATTAGTGCCACTGGATTAAATGAACAAAAAATAGAATCTTATTATGCTATGTTAGGAGGAGTTCGGGGAGCTTTAAATGAGAATGTGAAAGCTACCGAACAATCCGAAAAAAATACCAATATGTTGACGGCGAGTATTAAATTAGCGATGGGTACTGGTCAAAGATATGAAGAGGTAATTTCAGATTTACGTGTCGCTTTTAGAGAATATGGCATTGTGGGAGAAAACGCTTTAAAATTAAATGCTCGCTTTAGTGAGTTAAGTAATAAATTCGGGATTGAATTAGATGATGTGCGTAGTGGTTTAATGGGGGCAGCTGGTGCTTTTAAAATCTTTGCTGATGCAGGTGATGCCGCTAGTAAAATGTCAGAAAATCTAGCTGGTATTATGAATGATTATGTCCAAAGCTTGAAAGGAACTGGCATGTCTGGTTTACAGGCGGTTAAAGTAGTTCAAGATATGACTAGTTCAGTCGCTGGATTAAACGTAGCTCAAAAAGCTTTCTTATCTGCCCAAACAGGTGGACCGGGCGGATTAATGGGGGCTTTTCAAATTGAGAAAATGCTAAAAAGCGGCGATATTGAAGGAGTGTTCAACAAGGTTCAACAAACTATGCAAAAACAATTTGGAAAAATTGTTACTTTAGATGAGGCTAGTACCAGTCAAGCGGCAGCTTCTCAATTGCAAAAACAAATGTTATTATTACAAAAAGGGCCTTTAGGCGGAATGGTTAAGAGCGACCAAGATGCGTATCGATTATTAGAAGCGATGCGAAATAAGCAAGAAGGTCGTATTACGTCGGATCAGGCAGCATCTCCATTACGAGACGATATTGTTCAACAATCTATGGATCGTGGTACTGCTATTCAAGAAAAATCATATACTACATTAACAGAAGCTAATGTTAATTTACAAGCTATTAGAAGAGCAGCGGATGTCTTAGCGCTAGATACGATACAAAAAGGAATGACTGCGGGTACGGGAAGCGCTAACTTTTTAGGAACAGATACTAATCCTCAACAAATGATGAGAGCTGGCCTCAAAGAGTTTATGTCTAACGTATCACAACAAGGCGGAGAAGCTAATAGAGATTATAAAGCTCAACTGGCAGGTGAGATGCCAATAAAGGAAGAAGCTGCTGGAGCAGCGGCGGCAACTAGTATAAATAATATGGATGGGTTTACGGATCAAATTGTCAATACCTTTGATTCTATGAAAGATTTATTTGGGCAACTATTTGATCAAAAAACAGAAAATCCCACTGTTGCTTATAATAACTTAGCAATGACTACGCAACAAGCTATTGAAGCTCAACCCACTCGTACTTCGGGACAAATGGTAAGAGAAGCTCCTAGAATGGTTCCCTCACCAACGACAGCCGGTCCGGCTACTACCCAGACTATGGTTCCGGATGTTAGGGTTAATAAATCAGGAGATATGGGTAGAGTTACCGTACAAGTAGATGTCAAGGTCATAGAAGATGGTAATCAATCAATAGCAATAACTCCAGCAGCTCGATAATTCCAACAACTAATGAGAGATAATTTATGGTAAATGAAATTTTAAATGCAGCTAATGCGGCGCAAGACTTTCTAAATCAAAATAACCCTTTAACTAATCAGCAGCAAAATAGTTTTAGGTCAGATGGTTTTTTATTGCCTGCTACTTATTCGGCTGACGGTAATGGTTTACCATATAATAATGTTCCAAGTAATAAACAAGGAAAAATTAATAGAAATATTATTACTTGGTTTATTCCACAATTTGGAATTGTTAGAATGTTTATTAATCCCAATAATATTGTCTATACTCATAGAAAATTAATTGGTAAAGAACCAACTAAAGGCGGATTTACTTTACAATATTGGGGAGAAGATTTAACAACTCTTAACATTAGAGGAACGACTGGTAGTTCGGGCATTGAAGGAATCAATGTCTTATATGAAATGTATCGAGCAGAACAATATGCTTTTGATTCGGTTGGTTTAACTTTAGCAGCTAATAATTTTAATAATGATTTAAGTAATAATCTTATTAATGGAGCTAGTAGTTTATTTGGTGGTAGCGAAACTACACAAGCCGGCACTGCGGGTATATTAGGAGGTGTCTTAGGATTAAATTCACCCAATAATTCTTTGGCTCCTAGAAATATTCCTTCTCTAGCGCAATTAGCTTTTGGAGTTGAGATGTATTATAATGGTTGGGTATTTCGAGGTTATTTTGAAAATATTAATATTACTGAAAGTGCAGAAAATTTCCTCATGAATTATGATATAACTTTTATAGCGACTCAAAAACGAGGATATCGAACCAATTATTTCCCCTGGGCC